GTCATTTGCGTGCCAGAAAGATTTCATTATCGTGTAACCGTGTAACCTTTTAGGCAGAAAAAATGGACATTCAGACTAACCGGGGCATTTTCAAGGGGATACCGGAACCTAAAAAGTCAGCTCCGCATAAACGTCAGAGTGTCGGAGGCGCGCGGCCCGGAGCCGGAGCGCCGAAGAAACCGGCCGGACCTGGTGCTTCGAAGTACGTCATCAACAGGCGCGCGGAGGAAGCCGCGGAAGCCGTACGCCAGTTAGCCGTACCGAAGGAGGTTAAGGCTTCGCTTCCGCACGTCGACGTCGCGGAAGTTGCGATCGCGTTCGCGCACGATGTGGTCGAAGGTCGAATCGTTGCCGGCCAGTTAGAGAAGCGAGCATGCGAGCGTTTTATTCGCGATTTAGATCGTGCCGATCTGGCGTTTAATCGCGAGGCGGCTCAGAAGATCGGTGACTACGCGCGAGAGGTAAAGCTGGAGCTCCTCGGTTGGGAGTGCTTCATTCTCGCGAACCTGTTCGGATTTAAACGGCTCGACGGACCGCGGCGCTTTAACTTCGCATACATCGAACTCGGTCGTAAGAACGGGAAGTCGACGCTGCTCGCGCTGATCATCCTATACATGGCGGATTCGGGCGGCGACGGTGAAGAAAAAGCTGAGTGCTATATCGCGGCGACGACGCGCTATCAGTCGCGCGATATCGTTTTTAAGTCGTGCCTCCGGCTACGCGATCAGAATCCGGATGTTAGTTTCCGGTCGACCGCGTTCCGCACCACGGTCGTCTTCGATAACGAATCGGTGATCGAGCCGAAGGCGGCGAACGCTGATAAGCTGGCCGGGCTCAATATTCACTGCGGTATCCTGGATGAGCTCGGTGATCATCCGAACGCCGACCTCTTAAACGTTTTTCAGTCTGGTACGGTCGGGCGGCGCCAGCCTCTTACCTTATGCATCACGACGGCAGGTAAGCAGCGTGACCTTAACGTCGCGTGGGCTCAGCGGCAGTACGGTCTTCAGATTCTCGATACCTCGGTTAAGGACGACACGGTTTTCATCTTCATCTGTTGTCCGGATGGGAAGTCGGATAAGACCGCGGCGAGCGACGATCCGTGGGATACCGAGGAAACGTTTCGTAAAGGAAATCCGAGCTTCGGCGTCTTGGTCGACTCGGCTCAGGTTCGCGCCCAGTGCGAGAAGGCGCGGAAGTCGATGACGGATCAAATCTCGTTTAAGAGATTTAATCTGAACATCTGGCCGGAGACGACATATGTCGATTCGTGGTTCGCGTACGCCGATCTTCAGAAGCCGGGCGTCGCATACCTACCCGGAGGTGAGAAGCTCGAAGCGAAGGAGCGTATCGCGAAGCGGCTCGAAGTTTTCATGCGCGATGGTCGCGCGTGCCGCGCCGGTTTAGACCTCGGCTTAGTTTCGGACCTTTCGGTTTTAGCCGCGGTCTTCGCGATCGACGATCGTTACGAGATCATCGCGCGCAAGTTCATGCCGATCGACTGCGATCTCGCGAAGCGCGAGCCGTTCAAGTCCTGGATTGCGGATAAGTGGATCGAAACGACGCCGGGATCGTTTACGGATTTTCAGTTTATCGAGGAAGCGATCTACTGGTTTCGCGATAACGTTGCGATGGCCGAGCTCTGCTTCGATAAGGCGCTCGCGCCGGACCTCGTATCGCGCGTCGCGGATCGCGGGATTCCGGTCGTGGAGGTACGACAAGGTTACGCGCTCTCTCCGGCGATCCTCCGGATCGAGAAGTTGATCAAGGAAGCGAAGTTGGCGCTTCACGGTGATCCGGTGCTCAGCTGGTGCTTCTCGAACGTGGTGTTGGAGACCGGAGCGAAGGGCGATTTTCGCTTCGCGCGGCACAAGAGCCGGGACAAGATCGACGCGGCGGTCGCGACCACGATCGCGATCGAAGGGTGGATGAACTCTGGTACGCTACCGTACGACGAGAGTCGCGGGGTCTTAACCGTATGACGAGGATGCCGTGGGAGACGGACGCGCCGCCGAAGGCAGATAAGGAGCGCGCGGCTCTTTTACGATCGCTCGCGGTATACGCGGAGGCGAGCGGCGAGGAGCTTTATAACTTTATGATTCGCGTCCACATCACGAACGGACCGGCGAACGAGAGCCTGAAGAATTTAGCGCCGGGTACGATCGCGCGGATACGACGGTTCCTAGCGACGACACCAAGACCGGTTAAAGGTGAGTCGCCGGTAGATTTCTGGTGAGCTCGCGCTTTCCGCATAAGTGCGCGGAGCCGGGCTGCTCGAATAAGACGAGGGAAAGGTTTTGTGAGTCGCACCTTTATGCCAAGGATCGTTCGGATCCGCGTCCTTGGCATAAGTGGTACTCGCTCGCGATCTGGGAGCGGACGAAGACGCTCTTCCGGTCGCGGTATCCGATGCGCGCGGTGATGTGTCAGCATCCGGTTCCGAGTCGTCCCTTCGGCATCTGCGGGCGTCCGGCGACGGACGTCGATCACATCGTACCGCATAAGGGTAACTGGGAGCTCTTCCTCGGCGGCGAGAACTTCGAGAATCTTGCTGGATTATGTCACGCACACCATTCTGAAAAAACGGCGAAAGAGAATCGAGAATGAGAACGACGACTTTTATTTACGTTTTAGAGGACCCGCGCTTTACGTACGAATCGTGGGATCGAGAGGAAGAGTCTTGGATTAAGTTGCGCGCGAAGTATTAATCCGCGCTTATTTTAATACCGCTCCCGGCGGACACGGAGCTTACGATCCCGACATTGATTTTATCGAAGCTTGTCGAAAAGGAGGACGTAATAGTTGTAAACGTTTATCGTCAACGGAAGTTCTTAGAAAAATTAAATCGCGAGCGGCTAAGGCTCAAACCGGATGGAAGCATACGGAGGAGACGGAGGAGACTAAGCAAAGGATGAGCGCGCGATGAGCAGAGCGATAAAGACTCGGTCTTCGCATGAATTTATCCGAGGCGGCGAGAGATTTACGAAGGCAGCAAGCCGCTAACATGCGGGAGTGTAAGTAAGCGGATGGAGGAGGGTAAGCCACTAATGGGATTCGTAGATCGAATCGAACGCGCCATCATAACTAGAGCTCTTACGCGTGAGCTCCGAAGTTCGTTAGAAAATCCTCGTCTGGGGACCTCGCGTTGAAAGACGCGAGTGACTGGTCGGATAAGATAAGTAAGATAAGAAAGATAGCAGACGCCTTTATCGTTTCCGGCCGAGTGGCTTTAGATATCTTGGGCCACTGTATAAACCTTCTCTGATTGACTCGAACGCTGAGATGCCAACGAGGCGGAAGCCGAAAGGCGCCGTGAGAGACTGAGCGAGAAGGCACCGCGAGAGTGGTGATGCAACAGTCCGATCGTTACGGGAATAAAGAACCGTAAGAGGTTGGCAGAAATGACCAGCCCGGCGCGTTATTTGCGCAGGTAACAGCTTGCCTCGATATCTTTAACGGCGGTCGTACCGACTCCGGTATCCGCGTCTCGGAGATGACGGCGCTTCAGACCGAAGCCGTCCTCGCGTGCGTTAACATCGTTCGGAACGCGGTCTCGACGCTTCAGCTCCATATTATGGAGATGATGATCGAGGATAACCGCGAGGCTCATCGGAAGGCGACGGATCACGATTACTACTGGATGCTTAGGCTCCGGCCGAATCCGGAGATGACGAGTCATACGTTCCGGAGCGTTGCTCAGACCCATATGCTTCTGTGGGGCAACGCATACATCGAGATTCAGCGTGACATCGCCGCGCGCCCGATCGCGCTCTGGCCGCGTAATCCAGCGCGGACTCGACCGGTGCGCACGACGAAGGATTACCGTATCGAAGGCACGATGTATCCGGCCGGGACGTTGATGTATTATACGTCCGAGGTGATGGGCGACGAAGTCTCGGCGATCGATGATAGCGAGAATCGCTCCGGCAAGGAACGTATCATCCTCGCGGAGGATATGCTTCATATGCCGGGTCTTTCGCTCGACGGCAGACTCGGGCAGTCGACGGTTTACCTTTCGCGCCAGATCATCGGTCTGAACCTCGCGGCGGAGAAGTCCGCGGCGAAGCTCTTCGGTAACGGTTCGGTACCGCGCGGGATCATCGAGCTGCCAGGTACGCTCGTCGGCGCCGCGCTAGAAACGTTTAAGCGATCGTGGCAGGAAGCGTACGGCGGCGAGAATCAGCATAAAACCGCGGTCCTTGAAAAAGGCGTGAAGTTTTCGCCGATCGGGATCGATCCGGAAAAGTCGCAGCTGATCCAGACGCGCGAGTTTCAACGGAAGCAGATCGCGTCGATCTTTAACATACCGGTCCATATGATCGGCGAGGGCTCTTCGTCGAAGTCGACGGTCGAGCAGACCTCGATCGAGTTCTTGAATCTCACGATCGGTCCGTGGCTCAATGTTTGGGAACAGGAGCTGAAGGTTAAGCTTTTCCCGATCGATTCGAAAAAGCAGTCTCCGTTCTTCGCGAAGTTCGACGTGCGCCCCTTGAAGTATCCAGATGCCGAGTCGCGGTCGAAGTACTATCAGTCTGCTCGTCAAAACGGGTGGTTAAGCGCGAACGATATCCGCGAGCTCGAAGACCTGAATCCGATCTTGAAGGAAGATGGCGGCGACGTTTACTACGCGCCGGTGAATATGGTCGACGCGTCGACCGGGCTGCTCGTCGGTCAGGATCCGAACGAGGCTCAGGTTCAACCGCTTCAGACGAAGGAACCGAGTAATGTTCAGATCGAAGACGAGAACGAGAATCAAGAGCAGGGCGCCGAGAATCCAAAGAATCCGAAGAATAAGCTTCAGGCTCCGAAGCAACCCTCGAAGGATAAGAAGCCGACGCCTCCGAAGTCGAAGCGCGAACTCGTTCAGCTGACGCTTCGCTATACGCGGGTTTACTTTCCGATGTTTCGTGATGCCGTCGGTCGCATCCTGAAGCGCGACACGATCGACGAGAACCGCTTCACGCGGACGTTTCGACCGGCGCTTTATTCCTTGATCGAGGCGCTCGCGGATGAGTTTCAGCCGAGCGGCTCCGACAAGCTTTCGGCAAGGTACTTCGTGAAGGACGTCGAAGGTTACCTTACCGGGATGCGTTCTAACCTTATCGGGACGCAACCGATGATGGACGAGACCTACGCGATGCGCGAGGTGCGTCGCGCGGTCGAGGTCTTCGGCCAGCTGGTCGAGAATCGATACAATCCGAATCATCATCTTCAGCCGCGTAAGGGCGACGGAACATGGCATGATGGGAAGAAGCCGTTTTACATCGGACGCCACGCGACGACGGACGATGATATAAACGGAAGATGGAGCGGCTGGACGTCGACGCCGATTAACGATCAGGGTGAGAAGGAGATCGCCGCAACGATCGAGAAGATAAAGGCGCTGCCGGTCAACGAGCGTCCGAAGCGGATCATTAGCTCGACGCTACCGCGCGCTCAGTCTACGGCCCAGCGGTACGCGACGGCGCTCGGCATCCCGATGACGACCGACTGGCGCTTAAATTCGCTGGACCTCGGTATCTTCGCCGGGATGAACGAGAAGGAAAACGAGGATCGGCTTCAGCTTTACATCGATAATCCATATATGACGATACCGGGTGGTGAGACGATCGCCGGTTATATTAAGCGAAGTCAGGAAGCGATCGAGGATCATCGTAACCAGAACGAAGAGTCTGGTCCGATCTTGGATCTTTGTCACTCGTCGACGATAGCCTCTTATGTAGGACGAATTGTTTCGGGTAAAAATGATAGCGAGCAGCTCGAACGGTCGAGCGAGGTGCTCTCACCCGCGGGTCTGCTTCAGTTTACGGGTCGGAAGATCAACGTAATCGCCGGGACGTTGAATCACGGCGACGCAGCATAAGCTTATCGACTGTTGGGAATCGCAGCATCTGCTCGCGTCCTCAGCCTAGTTGTAGACTTTATTTAATCGGAGAATTACGATGAAGATCGAAAAGCGTTTCATAAATGCAGAGCTGCGTGCTGAGAGTCAAGGTGATGAGATGGCGCTCGTTGGATATGCATCAAAATTCAATACCCAGAGTGAGGATTTGGGAGGCTTTCGCGAAACGGTTATGCCTGGCGCGTTCGCGCGTTCGATCCGCGAGGGTGCTGACGTAAAATTTTTAAAAAATCATGACCCCTCGCTAATTTTTGGGCGTACAAAGGCTGGTAATTTAAAGCTTGAAGAAGATGGCGTCGGACTTCGTTTTCGCGTCGTATTACCTCCGACGCAAGCTGCGCGTGATCTTTATACCGAAGTAAAGCAAGGTCTAATTTCGAATTGTTCGTTCGCCTTTACGGCTCGCGACCAAAGCTGGGAGGACGTTCGTAGCGATAACGGTGACATGTATGCGAGTCGTAAATTGATGGACGTGGATCTCATGGACTGTTCCGCTGTAACTTACCCCGCCTACAACTCGACGGAGGTCTCCGCGCGTGAGCTGCGTTCGGCGGGCGCTCCGGAGCACGTTATCGCTAAGGTAGTAACCGAGAATCTCCGTAGCGCAGGTTGCCCGGAGGAGATCATCAAGAAGGTGATCGCTCAGCGCGGCACGGAGACGCAACCGTTTACGCTTGACCTGATCGATCTACCGACGCCGCCGGACCCGAAGCTCAAGGAAAAGTGGTTTAACGCGTTCATCGACGCGTATAAGGACGCGATGAAGAAGGGCGGAACCGGTTACGAGATCAAGCAGGCGGTCGCGATGGCGATCGTGGCGGCGAATAACGCCGTTCAGCCGAAGACCGAGGTAACGCCGGAGGTTGACGGGCAAGGTAAAAAGCCGACGAGCTTACCGTATAAGGTCGTCGATACGGACGGTGATAACGACGGCGACGACTGGGAGCGCTACTTGATCCGTCACGGAGAGATTCGCCGGAACAGCGACGGCACGTGGTCGTTCGCGGTTTCGATCGAGAGCCGGCTATATAAATCAGCCGACGAGGTTCCGGATTACGTTCCGGCTGATAAGAAGGCGCAATGGAAGGAAGTTTGGAACTCCGCTTACAAGAAGGCGAAGAAGGAAGGAAAGTCGGCGGAGGATGCGGAGAAGAGCGCGTTCGCTCAGGCGAACGGCGTCGCCGGTCCGAACGCCGATAAGAAGTCGGTCGTCATCATAGCCGAGGAGCGCGACGGGAAGAAGCTAAAAGAGATTACGGAGCCTGATGAGTCTGATGATGATCGTACGTCTGCTCATAAGTCCGAGACTCGCAGTCATGCCGACGACGTTTCCGATCCGGACTCGCCGGACTACGATCCGGATGATCCAGACTACGATCCGGACCTCGACGAGACGAAGGGCGAGGGACGCGCTGCTCGCTACGGTGAGGACCGTGACGGTAAGACGAAGACCGTGGCCGGCAAGGTGTTGCACGCGAAGGATTTCGCATGGGTGGGTGATCCGAACGATCCGTCGACGTGGAAGTTGCCGATCCACGACGAGAACCACGCACGTAACGCGCTCGCGCGCTTTAACCAGACGCAGGGTATCCCGCCCGATAAGAAGAACGCGGTCTACAAGAAGATCGTCGCCGCGGCTAAGAAGTTCGGCATCAAGATCTCCGAGGAAGATTCGATTCGCTGTGGCTACGCTCACTCGGTAACGGAAGCGATCCTCGCCGAAGGCGAGGAACAGGTCGACTGGAACTCGATTATCGAGCAGCTCCAGATGAAGCAACGCCTGATCGATCTTAACCTCTAACAAGTTTTCCTGAGTCCGACTTAAAACCTCGGTAAGGGAAGTTTTACCTCCTTCGCGGAGATCTGGCGAGAGGCGACGGGTAGTCGCGTCTGTAGTCGGACGAGTACAGCCTCGATACGGCTGAATCAGAAGTACGAAGGTAACGAATATGAGTAAACTAAAGGACCTCCGCGAAAAGCGCGCTAACGTTGCGACTCAGATGGCGGGCTTCTTGACGGAAATGACCAAGGAAGGCGTAACGACTGAGCGAAAAGCCGAGCTGCGCACCTCCTGGGATAAGGCTAATAAGGAAGTCGATGATCTAAAGGGCGACATCGATCGGATCGAAGCTCAGGATAAGTTGGAATCCGAAACACGCGCGCAGGCCATCCGTCAGGAAGAGCGCGGTACGGTTCTGACCGACGACGAGCAGAAGGTGAGGGAATCGCGGTATCGGAAGTCCTTCTTCGAGTCGATGAAGCAGGGCGAGATCGTCTCGCTCGTCGGTAAGAATGAAGGTCTAAACGGCTGGAACCGAGCGGGCAACGGCAGCGAAGCCCGGCGCCGAGCTCTGGATGAGTATCGCCAGGGCAGGGTCGTCGAGATGCGCGACCAGCAAGCCGGGACCCAGTCTCTGACGTACACGCAGGGTGCGGCGGGCGGCTTCTTCGTCCCGGCGGGCTTCGTGTACGACGTCGAGATCGCGACGAAGTACTTCGCTCCGATCGCCGACGGCAAGGTCATCAAAATCCTGGAAACGGCGACCGGTAACCTGTTGCCCTACCCGACGAACAACGACACGTCCGAAGCGTGGTCAATCATCGGCGAAGCGTCTCAGGTTTCCGATCAAGGTCAGACGTCGAACTATCCGACGTCCGGCACGGCTCCTTCCGGACAAGCGGGTAACCTTACGATGGGTGTCGTGAACTTCGGCGCGTGGAAGGGATCGACAGGTCTCGTCCGCGTGTCGTTGGAACTGCTCCAGGATTCCGCCTTCGACCTCGAAGACTTCCTGAAGCAGTCGTTCGCTGTTCGTCTCGGCCGCGGTTACGAGTTCTATCTAACGCGTGGCACGGGCGTCAATCAGCCGACCGGTATCTTGACGGCGGTAAAGGCGTCCGGTCAGGCGGCTACGATCGCCACGGGCTCCTCGACGAACGATGGCTCCGCGAACACGGGCTCGAACTCGATCGGCTCGAACGATCTAATCTCGCTGGAACACTCGATTGATCCGACGTATCGTCGCGGCGCGCGGTTCATGCTCCACGATAATACCCTGAAGACGATCAAGCAATTGCTCGATAAGTACGGTCGTCCTCTCTGGGTACCTGGCTTGTCGGTGAACGCTCCCGATACGATCCTCGGGTATGAGTACGTTATCAACCAGTCGATGCCGCAGATCGCTGCGGCCGCGGATACGGTCCTCTTCGGATCGCTCCAGAAGTTCATCATGCGCAAGGTGCGCGATCTGAGCGTCCTGAGGTTGGATGAGCGCTTCGCGGACTTCGGCGAGGTGGCCTTCATCGGCTTTAGCCGAATCGACTCGAACCTGGTCGATGCGGGTGTGCACCCGATCGGCTTCCTGGAAATGCACTCCTAGTCCTTCGGATTAGCGAGCCGGGAAGAAACGCTAACCGGGAGGCGGTCTTAAAAAAGCCGCCTCCTAATCTTTTCGAGGTGAAATCATGGAAACGGAAGTAAAGACGTTCACGATGATCAAGACGAAGACCGGAATGTTTTATCGAGTTCCGGAGGATATGTTTCATCCGTTCGCTCAGAACTTGGTAAACCATGGGCAAGCCGAGTGGATTGAGCGCCACGAGCTGACGATCGGCGAGAAGGTGGGTGCCGCGGTAAACGCGGTGAAGCAAGCGTTGCCGTTTAAGTCTCAGAAGCCAGATGAGATTGACCAAGCTCAACGACAAGCTGAGAGAAACGTACGGAAGGACGTAACGAAGAAGATCGCGGGTCCTCCGCCTAAGCTTCAGCCGATTCAGTTCGTCAATACCGGGCGTGACGAAGAGGTTGATTTTTCTCAGGTGTAAAAGTTTCTCGTGAGGTCTTAAGATGGGCTACGTTCAGATAGAGACGCCGCCGGTCTGCGAGCCGGTTGCTTTAGGCGATATGAAGACTTACTTAAAGGTCGCCTACGCCGCCGAGGATACGATGATTCAAACGCTCATCGTCGCGGCGCGCGAGCTCGTCGAAGGTTTTACCTCGCGATCGATGATCAATAAGGGATACGTGCAGGTATTAGATTCGTTCCCTTACTTCGTGGATAGCGTGATGTCTCAGATGGCGTATCCGCCATCGTACTACTCGCTGCCGCGATTCTCGACGACGTTATGGAATTACTCGCAGATGATCAAGCTCCTCATAAGTCCGCTTCAGAAGGTTGGCTCGCTGAGGATCATCTACCTCGGAACGGACGCGCAGTATCATACGCTTAATCCGAGCGCGATACCATGGCGCCCGAATACCTTCTACTCGAAGGGAACGACCGTCCTTGATGGTAACGGTAACCTGGAGATCGCGCAGCAGGACGGGACGACGGACCTTCAACCGCCGAATACAGCGTCGACCGGCGTCTCGGGATCGCAGGGATCGGCCGTTAGCTGGGCGACGAGCGCTGGTGGTATTACGGTCGAAGCTACCTTGATGACTTGGAAGAACGGCGGACCCGCTACCTTTAATCAGTTGGCTCCGGGCGGCGTTTCGTCGAACACGTTCTTCGCGGACGCGACGAACGAACCGCCACGGCTCTTTCCGGGTCCGGCCGGATCGTTTTGGCCTCCGGTGATGTACGTACCGAACGCGGTCGAGATTCATTTCACGGCTGGGATGGCTGACGGCCAAGCGGTTGGAAGCCCGGTAAGTTTTATTCCGCCGACGGAGCTCGCGAGCGTAACGATGAGTCAGACCGGTGTCTGGTCGAAGATGCTCGCTGCGATCTATATGCTCGTCGCCGGATGGTATGAGAACCGAGAATCGATCACGCCGCTCTCGTTAAAAGAGATGCCGTGGGGAGTCGAGCAGCTCCTCTGGAACGCGCGCGTGCTCGATAATCAACCAACCCGAGGATAACGTGAACACGATGACGAAGGGTGAACAGACGATCATCTATACGAAGCCGAAGGAAGGTGGCGTACTTTGTCCGACCGGAGGTAAGTAATGCCGCTCAGCGGAGTAATCCAAGGTGGCCGGGTAAAGCAGATCATCGGTCGCTATCGACACATCATCCAGTTGGTAAAACCTAACCAGGTTCCGGATTCGACCGGCGGCTGGACGGTAAATAGCTACGCGATCATCTTGACTAACTATGCCGCAACGGTTGAAGCGCTTTCCGCCTCGGAAAAATGGGCGGCGCATGAGTTCGCTTCGGTCGTAACGCATAAGGTAATCATGCGTCATCCGAGGGAGCTGATCTCGGGTAACCCGTACGTCGACGGGATCGATGCGAGCATGCAGGTCGCGTATAACGGCCGGATGTTTCAGGTAATGGGTAAGCTCATCCCGGACGAACGTCCGGATGCGATCGTCTTGATGTGCGCGGAGATCGACGACTCGAAGAATCAGATTCCGACGCCGCTAGAAACTTCCTTTTAAGGTCGAGAGTACGTTATGAGTGCTAATCATCAATGGAAAAAGGAGAGCATACGTCGTCGAGAGGAGAGCGTATGCCACCAATTTTAGGAACCTGGCCTGGTACCAAAGAGACGGGACTCGTTACGGATAATGCTGTACGTCGTTGTGACAATTGTGATTTTTATAAACTCGGCAACTGTTACGAAAAACACCTCGTAGCGGACCCGGAGAACAAAAAGCTATTAAACGACGACGGCAAGTCGATCCGCGTAAAGCCTAACTGGTGCTCGAACTTCTTCGAGATCAAGTCGGGTGGTCTGACGTGGGATGACCTAAGTTTTATTCAACGATCGTGGCAGCGACTTGTGGAGGTCTTTCGTGGATCCGTTTAAGATCGAGGGCTTCGACGTACTCCAGAAAAAGCTTGAAGCCCTTCCACGTAACGTTGTCCGGAAGATACTACGAGGTCCGATGTTTCAAGCGGCGAACATAGTTCGCGAGGCGATGGTCGAGGGAGCGCCGAAGCATAGCGGCTTTCTCTCGGAGCATTTTAACGTAAGGATTCGAATCATTCGCGGCGAGCTCGCGTGTAGCGCGTACATCGGTCCGGCCGGGCGGATGTACTATCCGGGTCGAGGGCTGAAGGAAAAGGGTGTTTCGACCGGTAAGCGACCGCATAAGGGTGGTCTTATTCCGGTCGCGAGCGTGGCGAGGTTTTTAGAGTTCGGTACGTCGAAGATGCCGGCAAAGCCGTTCATGCGGCAAGCCTTCGAGTCGACGAAGGATCGAGCGCTTCAGGTCATCGTAGACGGGTTGAAGTCCGCGCTCTCCGAGGAAGCGGTGAGGTAAATGTTCGTCGAAGGACTCGTAAAGGTTTTATCGGCCGACGCGACGGTTCAGTCGTTGATCGGTAATCCGGCTCGCGTTTGGGCGAATATCGCGCCGGACGAACCGTTGATGCCGTATGTCGTCTATACGACGATTCATAGCGAACCGGTAATTAGTTACGACGGAACGAACCCGACGACCGAGTATCGCTTTCAGTTTAGTTGCTCCGCGGCGAGTTACAAGCTCGCTAAGAACGTATCCAACGCGATCAAGAACGTCCTCGACGGTTTTATCGGCGCGATAGGCGATCCGGATAACGTCGTCCTGGAGCAATCGATCAAGCTTTCGGAGCACGACGAGATAGAACGGGAACTTAAGGCGACGACCTACACGATCGTCTTAGACTACCATTTTATCGTGAACTCTCCGAAGTAGGACGCGGTAGCTGAAAAATCATAAGTAGAAAACAGGTGGATTATGGGTTATACTTCTTCGCAAGCTTTTTCGCCTCGCGGCACGCAGTTACTATTTGAGCTCGCGAACTCCGTTGGGTTCTCGCCGCTCGCCGAGATTAAGCAGGCTGACTTCTCCGGTCAGAAGCTTGACCTCGCGGACGTGACTAACTTTCAATCGGGTATCTTCCGGGAGTACCTCCCGACGCTGCTCGATTCGGGCGAACTCACGTATAAGGGTAACTTCATTCCCAGCGATTCGTCTCAAGCCCAGCTGCTAACCTTCTTTAACTCGGCGACCTTCGTCGTGTGGCAGGTAATCCTCCCGACGAGCCCGGCGACCGGCAAGCCGTTAGGACACTTTACGTTCAACGGCTTCGTTACGTCGCTCGAATGGGGTCTCCCGATCGATAAGGAAGCGACGATCTCGGGCAAGATCAAGATCACCGGTCCGATCGGTTATATCGCCGGCTCCTAAGCGTGACGCGGCGCCTTAAACGGTGCCACGCGAGGAATCAATGATTCACGTTTTTGTAACGATCTCATAACGACGCGCTAGAGGTGCGTCTGGAGGAAAAGATGGGTAATGACGTAAAGGTAGCACGGTTGTTAGCTCCGAAGGTTCCGTTAGTTCTTGAGGTCGAGGGCGATAATAACCAGAAGCTTCGGTTGTCGCTAGATCTCGTTTGGAATATGCGCGCGGTGATTACGATCGAGTCCTACCTGCGCGCGAAGTATGCTCAGGAGATCAATATCCTTCAGACTCCCGGTGACTTCTGGAAGGGTATGGATTGTACGAAGCTCGCGCTCGGCGTCTGGGCTTGCTCGATGCAGGAGCAGCCCCAGTACGCTGATGAGGAAGGCTTCGAGACGATCGCTTCTTTCCTGACGGCTGATAATTACGTTAAGGCGATGGATGCACTACGTAACGCGTATTTAGAATCGCTCTCACCGAAACGCCGCGAGGAACTCTTGAAGGCGGTCGAGGAAGCGAAGAAAAAGAACCAAGAAAAGGACCCTACGAGCGCCCAGACCCCAGCGTAAAGGTTACGTCGCTGGAGTTATGGGCTTTCGCTCGATTTGATCTTAAGCTGAGCGATGAGGAGTTCGGCGATCTTACGTATGCCCAGCTTGAGGCTTTGATCGAGCGATTAAAGGAAGATGAGCGCAAACAGAAGTTACGAATGGCTATCTTAGCTACGGCGATCATTAACTTTAGCGCGCGGGCGCCTGAGAAGCCGGTTAAGGTGGAGGACTTCTTTCCGGAAGACAAGGTAGAAACGCCGGAAGAGCAGCAGCGGTATTGGTTAAATCTGTTCGCAACGAAGAAGTGATAAAATGGCTAACATCCTTGGTGAACTGTTCGTTCAGCTGAACCTAAATACCGCGGGATTCAGTGAAGGTTTGAATAAGGTTAGCAGCGACGCGAAGAAGGCGGGACAGGAGCTCTCCAATTTCGGAGAGCGTTCTAACTACTCCATGATGGAAGCGCGTCACGGTGTGATGCTACTCGGTGAGGAGTTCGGCGTTCATATCCCTAGAGCCGTTTCTACGTTGGTCGCGTCGATCGGACCGATCGGTGAGATAATGGCCGCAGCCTTTCCGATCCTCGGAGCGATCGCTCTTGTGGAGATCATGGAAAAGGTCGCCGATCATTTTGATAAAATAAAGGAGGAGAGCGCCAAGTTTGCGGTCGAGGAACAGAACGTTAAGGATAAGGTAAACCTCACGGCGGCGGGTTTAGAGCTTGAGAATAATAAGCTAGAAGATGAAATTGCTAAACTTAGTAAAGCGGGCTTAGCGCATCATACCTTGCGGGATGCGATGTTAGAAACCGGTATCGCGGCCGGAAAGTTGGCTGAGGGTCTCGAGAAGACCAATGAATCCGTTGAGAAGATTTCCAAGTCCACAGGTTTCTTAGAAAATATGAAGGAGTCGATTCTTCATCTAGGTAACAGCGTTAACAAGTTGGATATCGGTAAGGTCGATGTGGCCGCAGCGAAGGCGGCGCAGTCCATCAAGTTGGTTGAGGCGGCCAAAGATGAGATGGACGCCCACGTGGGCGATCCATCGTACATCGAGAAGTTCAAGCAAGCGTTGGAGGACTCGAACCGGGAGTTAACCCATTCCATACAAACCACGCAGACATTCGGTTCAACGATGAGCGCGACCCCTGCGAAGATCGATATTTGGACAAAGGCGATCATCGATCAAGATTCTGCCTTGACCTTACTTGCTGACCATGCTAAGAAGGCAAGCCTGGAGATGGAAAAGTCATCCATCGAAGGGGCCAATAAGACCATCGAGGGCTTTAAGAAGCTTGACGCTGATATGGCTAAGCTGGAGAAGGATTGGATCGCGATGGGCAACGAGCAGAAAAAGTTTCACGATGAGTTGGTCAAGTCGAACGTGGCCGATCAGGCCTTCAATTATAAGCAGCTCGATGATGAGATCAAAAATACCTCTAAGGATACCGACGCTTACTTAAAATCGTTTAAGACACTTGCTGACGCTCAATCAAAGCTTGGCGTTGATCAACAGATTGCTGCGTTTAAGGCGCAGGAGGACGTGATCAAGAAGAACGCGGCAGACCGGGTGATCACGCAGCAGAAGGCCAATGCACAGTTGAAGGCGTTATATGTGCAGGAGGAGGCCGTAGCGGTTTCGGCTGATAATAAAAAGCTCGCAGCCCTCAAGTCTAACATCGAGGAGTATCAACGTGCGGTGCTCGCGGCCGAGAAGACCGGTGATCTTGAGCAGTTGAACGCGTTACGAACGCTCCTCAATCAGGAGTTGGCGGCGTACGCCGACACCGAGGATAAAATCCTCAAGATTAAAGAGCAGTACGGCGCGAAGCAGAATGTGGAGGATGTCAAGACCTCGAACGAGAACGAGAAGATCGTGCAGGGCATGATCGGTAAAGTGACGACGCAATTTGCGGATATGGTCGCGACTGGCAAGATGAACTTCAAATCATTGTTTGATTCCCTGGAGGCCGATATACTGAAGACGTTGATGAGCAAAGCACTTAACGATCTGATCGGTAAGCTGACTGGTTCGTTGTTCGGTAGTGGAGGCGAGGAAGGTGGCGGTGGAGGCGGCGCAGGTGGTGGAGGTATCCTCAGCTTCGGAGGTTTATTTGGCGGCGGTAAGGCTGTGGGCGGCTCGGTATCCCCGGGCATCGCCTACCTGGTGGGTGAAAAGGGTCAGGAGATGTTCGTTCCGCATACGCCGGGTACGATCGTACCGAACTCGGCGTCGATCCCGTCGAGTCCTTTTCACGCTCATGTTAACATTCACGTTCATGGCGCCTCCGATCCGGATACGTTTCGGCGCGCGACGCCTCAGATTATGGCCGATGTTTACAGACACCTCCAGACGGCTCATACTCACGCAGGGAGGTAGTTAAATGTCCTTTTTCGAGTGTGAGTTTCCGCGAAAGATCGGCTTTACCTCCTCGGGTGGTGGGACGACGCCTATCGGCGGTCCTGGCTGGTCGACGATGGTAAACATGGGCTTTTCCGGCTTCGAACAGCGCAATCGTAATTGGGCTGCCGCGCGTAATAAATATCAACTCGACGTCGTAGCAATGAATTATTCGATCTATCAGCTTTTACTTGCGTTTCAGCTGGCGGTCGGTGGCCGATCGGATGCATTTCGCTTCCTCGATAAAACGGATTATCAGTTCTTTAACGTAGCGATGTTGAATACGGTAACCGGAGGGATCAACGGCGACGGATCGACGAAGGTTTTCCAGCTACAGAAGCAGTACATCGTCGGCTCCGGACCGATGCAGCGAGTCTATACGCGTATCATTTCGAAGCCGATCATGGGTAATCAAACCTTCGGCGGCACGCCGATCACGGACTTTTTAGGGAATCAGCTGCCGAATACGGTCGCTGCGTACGTCGGCGGCGTGAAGAAGGGTATACCAGGAGACTTTTCCGTCGACGCGACGACCGGGCTCGTGACGTTTGGGCAAGCTCCGGGTAACGGCGTCGCGGTAACGGCCGACGCGCAGTTTCACGTGCCGGTACGTTTCGATAGCGACGACCTTCCGGCTCAGGTGGTCGAGGGTGATACGTCGCTCGCAACGACCGAGGCTTCGAACGCGACGGATCTTGCCAATAAGGTTTATCCGCTCGTGACCGTTGTCGGCTGTCAGCTACTGGAGATTCGTATCCCACAAGGTCAGTCTCAAGGTTAACGCGATGAAGACGGTATCCGCGGCGCTTCAAGCTCATTTTGGTCAAGCGATGACGACGCTCGCCGTTCTTTGGAAGATCGCGCGTCTCGATGGTACCGTTCTCGGCTTTACGAGCTTCGATAAGAATATCACCTACAACGGCACGACCTACCTCGCTTCGAGCGGATTCCTACCGAGCGCGAACGATGATAACTCGGATATGAGCGTCGATAGCCTGGAGGTGATCGGCTTCCTTGATAACGTGATCATCAAGGAATCGGATATCCGGAATGGCGTTTATGACTTTGCGCTCGTCGAGCAGCGGATCGTTAATTGGAACGACTTGACCCAGAACGATCTACTTTTGCGTCGTGCGATCGTCGGCAACATCTCGATGAAGAACGGCGCGTTTACGGCCGAGCTTCGTGGTTTAACCCAGTACCTTTCGACGTACATCGGCTCGCTTTACAGTCCGTTGTGCCGGGCTGAGCTCTACTCGACGCCGTCGAATAACGTTTCGCCGGGCGACCACTATTTCTGCTACGTGAAGGAAGCGGACTATCAGCAGAACGGGAGCGTCAGCTCGGCGGCGGATGCCTCGCATATCGTACCGAACGCCGGGTTACTTCAGAAGGGATCGGCGACGCCGATCGCTCCGGCGCCCTCCGGTTGGTTTACCGACGGTCAGCTTACCTTTACGAGCGGGCCGAACAACGGCTTCTCGTTCGAGATCAAGAGTTGGGACGGGACGACGTTAATACTTTTCCTCCCGATGCCGTTTCCGCCGAACGCAAACGATACGTTCATGATCGAGCCGGGCTGCGATAAGACATCGACGGCGACCGGCTGCCTAAAGTTTCAAGGTTATTCGACGGATGGTTTTCAGTCGATCATCGCGCCGACGAACATTTTAAACTTCCGCGGCGAGCCGTTCATTCCGGGTAACGATCTCTATTATCAATATCCGGACGCGACGTATAAATAATATGACGACGCGAGCTCAAATCGTAGCGACGGCACGAGAATACCTCGGGACACCGTTTCGCCACCAAGGTCGGCTGAAAGGTATCGCACTCGACTGCGTCGGTTTACCGATTTGCGTCGCGCGCGATCTCGGGATTAACCTTCCGGATCGCCGAGACTACGGTCCGTATCCGTACGCGGACCTAGTTTTAATGGAGTGTCGGAAGAGCCTTGTCGAAATTCCGCGGAGCTCGATCCGGATGGGTGATATCGTTTGCTTGCGTGAGAATTTTGCGATCCACGCTGGGATCATTACGGATCTACCGCCGGGTTTAGGATTAATTCATGCTCACGTCTTTGATAAGAAGGTGGTCGAGCATAGCCTTACCGGTCTTTGGTCTGCGATGATCGCGGGAGTATTTTTGTTTCCTGAAGTGGAGGATTAGGATGGCTCGTCTGGGTTTAACCCTCGCCGGAGGACTGATCGGCGGTCTCGCTGGTCCGCTGGGCGCCGAGATTGGTATGGTGGTTGGTGGGATGCTCGGCGGTTTGCTGTTTCATGATAAGCTTCCGGCCGGACCACGACTAAGCGATCTTCACGTTTCGTCCGCAACCGACGGCGCTCCGATCATCTTTGGTTACAACCAAAATCGCGTTCCAGGTAATCTCCTTTTTACGAGCGGCATCAAGGAGCAGCAGATTCCGAATACCGGAAAGAGTTCCGGTAGTTCGATCAAGGGCGGTTCGCCCGCTCAGTATATCTATACGGCCGATATCGCTTGTGCCTTTGGTGAAGGACCGGCATCGATCACGAAGATTTGGTTTGACTCAAAGCTCGTTTTCAATTCAACTCAGGCCTACTGCGCGATCGTACTGATATCGGGGATAGGTGGTGGGACGTGTACGGTCGTTACGAGAGGATCGCTTCCGGTTCAGCCAGGTGATCAAGTTATCATTACCGGGACCGTGATTCAAAATCCGCCCGCTGGAACGCTAACGATCGATCAGGTTACGAACGTTACGAGCGTGTTGGGTCCGAACGAATTTCAGATCACGGATAAGACCGGCGGCGCCGGAGGCTCGCTAATCTTTCTCTTCGTTAATAACGGTACGGTCGGTAAGGTCGTTTCCGGGGCTCAGCAGCAGATTACCAAGCTAAGCATGGTCGGTGACCTGGTAACGGCGGTCTGTAATTTAAATCCGGAGGTCGGCTCGCAGATTCTGGTTATCGATACTCCGGCGGCCCTTCACGCGAACGCGTACGCCGGTTATTTTACGGTTATCCAATCGGCGCCTACCTTTTTTACCTACTATAACCCTTCCAGTCCGAATCTCTTTACGGTTGGCGATAACAGCGGGACCATCTTTTGTGGCTGGGCGGTTCCGGCGCTACCTCAGTACGCGCCGCCGACGATCTATCCGGGCGACGAGCTTCAAATCGCTGATACGCTGGTCCAAGCGGCTGAGGGTGCCGCTAACACGCCTGCCTTTCGTGGGTTGTGCTACGCGGTCTGGCCGAACTTTCCGCTTGCGAACTTTGGTAATCGCGTTCCGAACATACGTGCCGAGATTACATATTTAAAGTCAAGCCTTCAGCAGGTCGGAGCCGGAAGCTTCCTTAACAATAA